TGCTATTTTTTTGCTGGAAAGTTTTTTCCACCATTGACAAACACTTATTATTGTGTTATTCTCTATGACTAATCTAATTGAAAGTAAAAACGTATATAATGTCTAGTTATATTGATTTAAAGTATATTAACGAATTATCATCAAGATTAGGTCAATTTAAGAAGAAAGGTGATTACCTTTTCAACTTTCGTTGTCCTCATTGTGGTGATTCTAAAAAGAGTAAAACCAAAGCAAGAGCATATTTTTATCAAGTAAAAAATGATATGTTCTTTAAATGCCATAATTGTGGTGAAGGCCAAAATTTGGCTAATTTCCTGAAAGAAATTGACCCGAAAAAATATGAAGAATATTTACTAGATAGATATAAAGGCTCGGCACCCTCCACGCCAAAACCTAAAAAGTTTGATTTCAAACCTACGCAGTTTGCAGACATAGATTACTTTAGTAAATTAATTAAAATAAGCGAGTTGAAAGAATCACATCCTGCTTATAGATATGTTATTAACAGAAAAATACCAACTGAATATTTAAGTAAGTTGTATCTTTCTAATAAGTTTATGTCTTTTGTTAATGAGGTAAAACCAAATACTTTTCCTCATACGAAAGGCGAACATCCTAGGTTGATTATTCCGTTTTACGGTGTTGATGGCAAACCATTTGCTTTTCAAGGTCGTGCATTTGGCAATGAACAACCAAAATATCTCACAATAAAAATTGATGAGAACAAACAAAAAGTATTTGGTCTTGACAATGTAAATCTACAAGAAGATATTTACATAGTAGAAGGACCTATTGATAGTATGTTTGTTGACAATTGTTTGGCAGCTGGCGGCGCCGATTTAACGCTACGTGTACCTACTGAACAAGTCACATATATATTTGACAACGAACCAAGAAACAGAGAAATTATTAAGAGAATGTATGATGTTGTTGACAAAGGTTATAACATAGTAATATGGCCAAATGATATGCAACTGAAAGATGTAAATGACTTAATTATGTCAGGCTTGACAAAAAGTGAAGTTGCTGGTATTATAAGTAATAACACGTATTCCAGATTAAGTGCTTTGACAAAATTAACCGATTACAAGAAATGTTAGGAGAGAAATATGGTAGATAATAAGATGTTGCAGGTGAAGAAAAGAAATGGTAGAGGTTTAGAAGCTCTTAACATTGATAAGATACACGAAATGGTAGAATATGCTTGTGAAGATATTTCAGGTGTATCATCATCACAAGTAGAAATGAATAGTGGTCTACAATTCTATGACGGTATTACAACAGATGAAATTCAACAAATTCTTATTAAGTCTGCTTCAGATTTAATTTCACTAGACAATCCTAATTATCAATTTGTTGCCTCTAGGTTATTATTATATAGTTTGAGAAAACAAATCTTTCGTAAACTATGGGACCATCCACATATTTTTACACACACTAAAAAGGGTGTAGAGATTGGCGTTTATGATTCAGAAATATTAAATTGGTATAGCAAATCAGATTTTGATAGAATGGAAAATTGGATTAATCACGAAAGAGATTATGATTTTACATATGCTGGTTTAAGACAAGTAATAGACAAATATTTGGTGCAAGATAGAAGTACAGGTGAAGTGTTTGAAACACCTCAATTTATGTATATGCTTATTGCAGCCACATTATTTGCAAAATATCCAAAAAACACAAGATTAAGTTATGTAAGGAAGTATTATGAAGCTATTTCAAAATTTAAAATCAACATTCCTACGCCTGTTATGGCCGGCGTTAGAACACCTATTCGCCAGTACGCTAGTTGTGTTTTGGTTGATGTTGATGACACTCTACCTAGTATTTTCTCTAGTGATATGGCTATTGGCAACTACGTTGCACAAAGGGCTGGAATTGGTATTAACGCTGGGAGAATCAGAGGCATTAACGCCAGAATTAGAGGCGGTGAAGTACAACACACAGGAGTTATACCATTCCTCAAAAAGTTTGAGTCAACGGTTAAGTGTTGCACTCAAAATGGTGTTAGAGGCGGTAGCGCAACGGTTCACTTCCCTATTTGGCACCAAGAAATAAAAGATATTATTGTTCTAAAGAACAACAAAGGTACCGAAGATAACAGAGTTAGAAAATTAGATTACTCTATTCAGATTTCAAAGTTATTTTATGAAAGGTTTATTAATGACGAAGAAATTACACTCTTCTCGCCACACGAAGTACCTGAGCTCTATCAGGCTTGGGGGTCAGAGACGTTTGATGACTTATACACCAAAGCCGAAAGAAAAACCAGTATTAAAAAAACAAAAGTAGGTGCTCAAGAATTATTTGGCGATATATTAAAAGAGAGAGCAGAGACAGGTCGTATTTACATTATGAATATTGACCATTGTAATACTCACTCTAGTTTCAAAGACAGAATTTATATGTCAAACTTATGTCAAGAGATTACATTACCAACAGACCCTATTAGTCATATTGATGGTGAGGGCGAGATTGCTTTATGTATTCTATCTGCTATCAATGTTGGTAAAATACAGTATGTTGAAGATTTAGAAAACTTATGTGATTTGGCTGTTAGAGCATTAGAAGAAATTATTGACCATCAACAATATCCTGTTAAGGCTGCCGAAGTATCTACAAAGGCAAGAAGAAGTTTAGGTATTGGTTATATTGGTCTTGCACACTATTTGGCAAAGAACAAAGTTTCATATGAAAGTAAAGAAGCTTGGAAAGAAGTAGATATACTTACTGAAGCATTCCAATATTATCTATTGAAAGCAAGTAATGACATTGCAAAAGAAAAAGGTGCTTGTGAATACTTTAATAGAACAAAATACTCTGATGGTATATTACCAATAGACACCTACAAAAAAGAAGTAGATGAAATTGTAAATCGTAAACTATCTATGAAATGGGATAAATTAAGAAAAGATATTAAAGAATTTGGATTGAGACATAGTACATTATCAGCACAAATGCCAAGTGAGTCATCTAGTGTTGTTTCAAATGCGACAAATGGTATCGAACCACCTAGAGACTATTTAAGTATTAAAAAGTCTAAAAAAGGTACATTAAAACAAATTGTACCTGATTATCCTAGATTAAAGAACTTTTATACTCTATTATGGGATATGAAAGGGAATGAAGGATATATAAATATCGTTGCAGTAATGCAAAAGTATTTTGACCAGGCAATTAGTGGAAACTGGTCATATAATCCCGAACATTATGACGAGGGTCAAGTGCCAATATCAATAATGGCTCAAGACCTGTTAACAACCTATAAATTAGGTTGGAAAACCTCTTATTATCAAAACACTTATGATAGTAAAAAAGATGAAGACGAACCTACACATCCAGTAGGTTGGAAAGACGAAGTAAAGGAAACAGAACCAACTACACTAGCAGTCGAAGAAGATTGCGATAGTTGTACAATTTAGGGACTTAAAAATGGCGAGAAGTGTATTTAACACAAATAAAAATATTGATTTCACAAAACAACCTATGTTTTTTGGTGAAGATTTGCAGGTACAACAATATAGTGATATGAAATATCCTATTTTTGATAAACTGAATCAACAACAAATGGGTTATTTTTGGAGACCAGAAGAAGTATCTTTACAAAAAGATAGAAATGATTATGCAGAATTAAATGAACAACAAAAGTTTATTTTTACATCTAATCTAAAATACCAAACTATGTTAGATAGTGTACAAGGTAGAGGTCCGTGCCTTGCATTTTTACCGTTTGTTTCTTTACCAGAAATTGAAGGTTGTATTGTGACTTGGGATTTCATTGAGACAATTCATAGTAGAAGTTATACATACATTATTAAAAATCTATACTCAAATCCAAATGAAGTATTTGATACAATTATTGGTGATGAAAAGATTGAACGAAGAGCAAAAACTATTACAGAGACTTATGATGACCTAATTGATACAGGTTATAAATGGCATTTAGATAAGAAGAGTGTTGACGAATACGAAATCAAAAAGAAATTATGGAAAGCATTGGTAACAGTTAACATACTAGAGGGTTTAAGATTCTATGTATCATTTGCTTGTTCATTTGCATTTGGTGAATTAAAACTACTTGAAGGTAGTGCTAAGATTATTTCTTTTATTGCAAGAGACGAATCACAACACTTAGCAATGTCACAAAGAATTATCAATAATTACAGAGACCACGAAAATGACAAAGTGATGAATAAAGTAATTAGAGATAGTGAAAAAGAAGTTTATACTATGTATGATGAGGCTGTTCAGGAGGAAAAACGTTGGGCAACATATCTATTTTCCAAAGGAAGTATGATTGGTTTATCAGAAAAACTATTACACCAGTTTGTAGAGTATATGGCGAACCGAAGAATGAAAGCAATCGGCCTAGAACCGAGATACGAACAAAAAACAAATCCTTTACCTTGGGTAGAACATTGGTTAAACAGCCGTTCTACACAAAACGCACCACAAGAGACAGAGATTGAATCTTATGTTATTGGTGGTATTAAACAAGACGTTAAAAAGGACCAATTTAAAAAGTTTAAACTATAATGGCATTAGAAAAAGCACAAAAAGTCTGCTCAAATTGTGAGACTAAATATACCGTAGAATGGGACATAGAGGTTCAAGATTTAGAACCATTAACTTGTCCTTTTTGTGGATGGGAAGTTGAGGAATTTGATGAAGAAAATTATAGCAAAGCAGAGGACGATAGTTGGGATTGATTATAGTCTAACTAGTCCTGCTGTCTGTGTGAATAATGATGGTGCTTTAAACTTTTATTATTTGACAAACAAGAAAAAGTGGATTGGTAAACAAAGTGATAATATTATTGGTTATGAACATAAAGAATGGAAAGACCCTATTGAAAGATTTGGTTACATATCAGATTTCGTATTCAATATTCTTGCTACACTCGGAACTCCAAAAATATTTATTGAAGGCTACTCTTACGGTTCAAAAGGTCAAGGACTTTTTCAAATCGCTGAGAACTGTGGTATACTCAAATATAGAATACTTGAAAAAGGACTTACTTATGAAGCAGTTGTACCAAGTGTTGTTAAAAAAGGTGCTACAGGAAAAGGTAATGCTGATAAAGATATGATGTTAAATGAATTTATAAAACAAACTAAAATTGACTTAAAGAAGATATTTGATACAGATAAGGCAACCAATCCATTATCAGATATTGCAGATAGTTATTTTATACAAAAAGTAGGAAGCGAAAAGTGAAATTAATTAAAACTTGGTGGTTACCTGATTGGGACACACATTACGATAATCACATAGTAGACCACTATGGTAATTTTGAATATCAAAAAGAACAAAGAGACTATTCTTTATCATTTGTTAAGAAATTAGGTTTAGCATTAGACATTGGTGGCAATATTGGTTTTTGGTCTAAAGACTTATCAAAAAAGTTTGAAAAGGTAGTTGCATTTGAACCACATCCAGAAAACATAGAATGTTATAAAAGAAATATGGAAAGTTTTAATAACTGGACATTAGAAGAGATAGCATTATCAAACAAACACCAGAAAGACGCCGTACTATTTCAAAGTCCTGATGAAAGTGGTAACGTAAGTCTTCTAGCTCACGGTGTACAGTATGGAAACTCTCAAAGAACATTAAAAGAATCAGCATTAAAAAAGTTAACAACAGATGTTAGAGTATTAGATGATTACGTAGATAAGTTTGACCGAAATGTTGATTTTATCAAAGTAGATTGTCAAGAACACGAAAAAGAAATTGTACTAGGTGGTTTAGAATTGATGTCAAAGAATAACGCAGTTATAGTGTTAGAATTACCATTGAGAAACGATAAAGAAAAAGAATATGCAAAAGATGTTGAAAATATTATGGCTTCAATTAAATACTTTCGTAGAGGCAATTATAGGAAAGAAACAGTATTTACAAAATGATTGGTGTAGTCACAACTTTAAACAAAAAGTTATATAAACAATATGGTCATAAGTTTTTTGAAACTTATAACTGGCCATTTAACTTGATTGTATATAGTGAAGATATGTTAGATATACCACATACGAACTTTATACCTAAAAGTACGTTTGATGAGGTACCACAATGCGAAGAGTTTGTAAATAGAAACAAAGAAAGACCTGTTGCAGATACACCTGCTGGATATATTAATGATGGTGTTAGATTTTCTTATAAAGTATATGCTTATACAAATGAGATTATTACTAACGAAGACTATGATGGTTTAATTTGTATAGACGCTGATAGTGTATTTTATAAAACTATTGATGAAGAATGGGTAAAGAAACACATACACAATAATGATATGATGATGAGTTATCTAGGTAGAGGAAACCATTATAGTGAATGTGGTTTTTTATACTTCAATATGAAACATCCAGATGTAATAAAATATGCAGTTGAAATGCAGAATATGTACAATGAAGATTTAATATACAAAGAGAAAGAACAACACGATAGTTATATATGGGATTTAGTGAGAAAAAAATATGAAAAGAATGGTGTAAAGAATAAAGATATCGGTGATGGTAAAACAGGACACGTACAAGCAAGGTCTATATTAGGACCGGTGTATGACCACATAAAAGGTCCTAAAAGAAAAAAGTTAATGAAAAGTCCGGAGGCTAGAGTATGATTTATAATACATATGTACAAGAAGAAAAGAATATCAAAGAAGTACCTAAAGAGTTAATTGAAACTGCTGAAGTAATTGCAGAAAAACCTATTGATGGTAATTATGAAAAATATAGAGAAAAGTTTAGTTTTCATAAAGTATCAAATGAATTATCAGAATGGTTACAACACGAATTTAGAACTACATTATTACCAGAAAAAGGTAAGTATTATTATTGGTGTATGAAAGATATGCCTTTATTTACAGACGCTGTAAAAGAAGAAGTTTTTTTCTATGCAGTTGATTTTGATAACCAGTTTAGATTTTGGTCACAATGGTTTGAAAATGAAAGAGTTGAACAAACACGTATAGTAGAAGATAAAGAGGCTGAATTATGTAAGTTTAAATTTAAACCTGAACCTGGTAAATGGTACAGACTAAAGTTAGATGAAATACACGATTTAGAAACTAAAACTCCTGTATGTGGCATTATTTGTTATGATTAATGTTTTTATTGGTTATGATAGTAAAGAAAAGGTTGCTTTTAATGTACTTGCATATAGTATATTAAAGAACAGCACTAGACCGGTATCAATCACACCGATTTATTTACCTAATATCAAAGACAACTTCACA